GCTTGCGTTGGTGCTGCGGTTGCCGCCGCTGGCATCTGGGTAGATGTAGATGCGCCGCTGCGGGTAACGCGCTTGGATCTCTTGCGCCAATGCGTCGGTGTCATGGGCGCCGCTAATCTCATCAATCACTAGCAGGCTGCTGCCGCTGCGGACGCCGATCACAGCAGACATGTTGCCAACGTTGAAATCAACGCCAATACGCAAGGGCTCGCGGTCAAGGTCGGGCAGCTCAGCCACCACGTGCTTCTCACGGCTGAAGCGGTCATAGATGGTGCCCGTGGTGAGGTTGACGAACTCTCCATCCAAATAGGCCCGCAACAGGTTGGGGTCGTAGTTGGCCTCTAGTCGCTCGATAAAGTCCGGCGGCAGGTGCGGATTATCCGCTGACCGCATCTTGATCAGCTTGCGGTCATTGCGACCTTTGGCATCCTCGCTGCCGAATGTGTTCCACATCCAGCGGAAGCCCTCCGGTGTGGATGCAGCCCCAAACTGCCGCACATTGCCTGACCGCAAGCGGCCAAGGATCTTAGGAAATGCCTTGTTGGCAATGCTTGGCGTCACCGTGTCGATCTCATCAGCCAGCACCCATGCAAGGTTCAAGCCGATGATGCGGCTCCAGTTCTCGAAGCTACGGCACAGGATCTTCGTGTCGCCGCCTGGTAGGTGCAGCATGTATTCCGGCAGCGGGCTTGCCCTGAAGGTGTACGGGATCTCATACGCCTCCAGAAATTGCTCGAAGTCGTTCTGCCAGATATCACGGATCAATGGGCCAGTCGGCTCCATTACTGCGCCGATGAAGCCTTGATTAGCGGCTGCAAGCATGACAGCTTTAGCGCACAATGCACGTGTCTTGCCGGCGCCATAACCGGCTGAGATGCCAATGATCTCTGTTGCAGTGTCATCTACAAACGCAAGCTGGCCAGGGTGCAGATCAGCCCGGATGCGGTTGAGCAGATCGCCCGTGTCTTCTTGCGTAGCAACATCCATAAACCCAAGCAGCTTGCCGGGTTCAACAATGCCGGCGAGCAAGCTCACGAGATCTCAAACCGCAACAGCTTGGCCTGGTCTTCTAGCGCTTTAATTGCAATGCTGAGATTGCCTTTAGCGCGTGCTTCGCGTTCGTAATCCTGCAGCCTCGCTAGTGCGGCTTGCAGCCATTGCGGGCGTTCTAGTTCCGAATCAAGGGCAATCAGCTTGCGCGCTTCCGCCATGTAATCGCGCACTTGGCGCTCGCTGACGCCCCACAGCTCGGAACCGTGTTGAACGATCTGATGGTGGCTGTGAGCACGCAGGTGCCGTATTGGCGTGCATGGTGATGGCTTCTGCGGGCTTGAACGCCTTGATGCCGTCTAGCAGGTAGTGGACGTTAAACGCCCATGCGCCCTTTGCGGTGCCGTCTACCTTGAGCAGCTCTTTGCCGTTGTTGGCATCGGCTTCGGCGGTGATGGCGATGGTGCCACCTACTGCCTCGATCTTGACGATCGAGTTGTGCGCATCTGCGATGACGGCAACACGCTCTAGTGCACGTGTCAAGCGGCGACGATCAGCGGTGATGGTGCTGGTGAAGTCAGTGGGCAGCAGTTTAGCCACATCTGGGTAGGTGCCATCTAGCACGCGGCTGTAGATGGTGATGCCATCGCCGGCATCAATGACGGCTTGACCGGCTGCCATGGCGATGGTGACCACGCGATCCTGCAACAGGCGCATGGTGCTGGCCGGTAATACCACGTCGAGGCCAGTGGGCAGGTCGATCGGGTAGCGCATGAGGCGATGCCCGTCAGTCGCTTCCATGTGACCGCTGCCAAGGTGGATGCCTTGGAGCATCTGCTTGCTGGCATCGGTGCTGGCGGCTGCCATGCAAGCGCGGATACCAGCGGATAGGTGCAGATCGCTCGTAGCAGCGTCTACAACCGGCATGGCGGGGTAATCCGCCGCATCCGCCGCTGCAAGCCCGTAGGAGCCGCTAGAGGCCGTCAGAGCGCCATCTGCGAGGGTCAGAGCCTCATCGCCATCAAAGCGGCTTACAAGGCCAGCTAGCAGCCGATACGGCAGCGCTACGGCGCCATCAGTGTCCACTGCAGCAGGAATGGTGACGGTGATGCCGAGATCAAGGTTGAAGCCGGTGATAGTGAGGGTGCCAGCAGCGGCATTGATCAGGCAGCAATCAAGGATCGGGTGTGAGCTGCGATGGCCAACAGCAGGCGCAATGGTGCGGAGCGCGTGATCGAGATCAGCTTGGCAGGTAGTGGCTTTCATTTGACGGTGGCGGCAGTGACGAGGCTGGTGATGATGCGTTCGTAATCAGCGGCGAAGCTATCCACGAGATCCATGGGTAGCGGTACGCCGTCATCAATGGCGTTATCGGCAATGGCTGCGGCATACGCAACGGCTTGCGTCATGACGTCATGCAGCCGGTTGATCACCGGTTGTTGCTTGGCTGGGATGTGAATGAGCGATGACATATGCGACGAGAGTTTCAACATGACGGCGGTTGAGGTCACCGCGCATAAATGCGCAGGCGTCCGCCACCAGCGCATGGTACGCCGCCGTAGTCAATCGTGCAACACCACCGTCGCCTAGAGCACGCTGCCGAATCAGGTGCGCACGTGGGATGCCATGCGCCGCTGCTTCGGCGTTGAGTCGCGCCAAGTCGGCGTTGGTGACATTGAGTTTGATTTCAGGCATTTCTGGTGTGTGGATGGTGCAAATAGTAGGTCGGACGCAAAAACCCTGTCCACGACTGGGTTCGGACGCAAGCGGACGCAAGTCGGACGCAAAAAACCCAGTCATACCAAGGGAGGACGCAAAATCGGGATTTTCCCTATCCCCCCCCTATATGTGTGTTTTTGTTCACGCCGTTACATTTCGCCTCTTGTTTCTGTACTTGACTTGATTTACCCCTATTTGCGTCCGAACAGAAGAAAAGATAGATAGGGACTGGGTTTTTGCGTCCGAAATTTGCGTCCGATTTGCGTCCGACCCGGACGCAAGTTGCGTCCGACATCACGACCACAAGTCCAGCTTCAGACCCGAGATGAGACGCTCACGGGTCTTACCCGAGCCTCTGTCGGACGCAAGTTTTGGGAAGATCTGCCGCAATGCCAGCACCAGAAGCCTGGGCGCCTTGACCGTGCGATCACTTGGCGGATCCATCAACCACCTACCTTTGTCGTCCAAATAACCCTCCTCTCGATACCACTCTTGCAGCGCATCCCATACCCGCTTTGTTGATACCTGAGAGCCTTCTTGGTAGGTCAGTCCGATAGAGTCACAGAAGTCCCATAGGTGGCAGCTAGCTCTACGTACGTCCTGCATTGCTTGGCTTCCGGTTGTGTAATCAATGCCATCTGCAATGCTGAGGGACATACCTTCCAGCAGCCAATTCAGGAATGCAGGACATATCTGCTGCTGGATGAAATCAGGGTCATCCTTCAGCTTGGGATCAGCTTGTAAGTGGTTCGGTTCTGTAGGCGTCGCCATGAAGGTCTTGCGGAATTTGAACACGTGAAACCGCGTTTCGATGGCAGCCTGCTCACCAGTCAGCGACGGGTCTTTGTTGAGGTTGAACACAAACAAAGACGACGGAACAAACTGAGATTCCTGTACGCCCTTCAGCTCATATGACAGCTCCTCGCCGCTAATGGCAGCTTTTAATGATTGCAGGTTGTCAATACTGACAAACTGCGAGTTTTCACTTGACCAGTTCACTGATGCACCACGCAATGGCGCAATAGGAAACTTGCGTCCTTGGTCGTATTGGCGGAAGTCGGCTAGCGTGCAGCTGGTGAAATTACGACTGCCGAGGGTGTCGCGCAGTGCCGTGCGGATGGTGTCTTTGCCGTTGCTGCCCTCACCGATCATCAGGACAGCACGCGGTCTGCCACGTGTGGCGCGGTATTTGATGAGGTCAAGTCCGCTGCCGAGGATGCGTTGCAGCGTGTCGCGGTCGCCAGGCTCTACGGCTTCAAGCAGCCGCCATAGGTGCTGGGCATTGGCTTCTGGGTCATAGTCGTAGGCAGTGACGTAGGTGAAGGCAACCGCTGGATCATGCGGTGCAAAAGTCAGATCCAGATTGCGGCCAGACCATGACCACGACACGACGCCATTGCGGCAGTTGATGGCATTAGCTGGGTTGACCTCAACCGGCTTCAGTAGCCGGCGCATCCATTGCAGCGCTTCATCCACGTATCGGGGCCTGCGCCATGGGTAAGTGGTGGCACCTTGCTGGTTAATGACGTGCAGCATGGATAGAAACGCTGCAAGCTTGGGTGCTAGCTCTTCATCGGGCTTGGCTTGGTAGTGCGTGCCATTCCATAGGTGGAGAACGCCATCCACGCAAATCCAACGCTCCTGTGGATGGCAGAAGACATGCTCTACGGCAAGCTCCAGCCATTCGGTGCCGGTCTTGTCGTAGAGCTGCAGATTGACCGCTTCGCCATCAGCAGCAGGCTGAGTTGGCTGCTGGCGTGAGCGCGGCATAGGCGTTGCTGGACGCCATCCGTGATGCCGCGCCCAGTACCAGAACGTGCCGGCGCTGATGCGATCACCACCTGATGCGGCGATCTGCTGCAGCCCTTGCCATTGCGGGCTGTGCTGTTGCATCAGATCAATGGCTAGATCAGCGCTACCGCAAGCTTGAATCAGACCCCAAAAGATATTGCGGTAGATGTGATAGGTGCCGGACCCTGGTACGCGAGGCGGTATAGCGGCTAGGGCTTCACGGATTTCGTCGATGCCCCGCTCGGCAGGCTCGATGTAACGCTCCGCGGGTTTTTCGTGCTGGTAGTAAACCTCATTGGGCAGCACCGCTTCAATATCAGCAACGCTGTAGCGATGGCCTGCGCTGGTGACCATGCGGCACATCTCACCAAGGCTGCCATCAGCTTCGGCGTAGTAGCTGCCGGGTAGCCGCATGACGCGGGATGAGTTCTTGATGCTGCGGTCTGCATCGCAGTAATCCAGCAACCGCCCCTGCACCAACTCCCAATGCGCAGGTGTGATCGGGTCTGCTAGCACCCAATAGCTGTGGATGGATTTACCGCCGGTATTGATTTGGAAGGTAGGCTCCGGCAGCCCTAGCTCTTGCCATGCGGTGAGTTGCCACTCGCGCGAGCGATCGTCCCATTCAGCGAAGAAGGCACGGCAGGCTGTGATTTCAGCGTTGGTGTCACCGCCATCGTTGACGACCACATAAACGCCGCGCCCTTCAGCCTGCCACTGCTTGATCAATGGCTTGCTGGCGCCACCTTTGCGGCCTTTGTCGTTGGGCTTCTCTGGGTGCAGCCGGTGCAAAAAAGCACGCAAGCGGATGGTGCCCGCCGGTTTGCCAAGCAGGGCAATGAACCGACGGGCTTCTGAAAAGTCGATCTCTTTCACTTGCGCTGCGGCTCCTGCTCGCGGCGCATTGCCTCCTCAACCACCAGCCTGAGCACCGTGCTGCGGGATATGCCGGCTATGCGCCGACGATCCAGCCAAGCCATCTGCTCTGGGGTGAACTGAACCGATAACGGATGGGACAATGCCACGGTTTCTAGCGGAAGTCTTGCGCAGTCTAGTGGGAGCTGCTAGAGTTGCAAGGTACCCCATGGAGTCACATGGACGCCATCACGGCCTTTGATAAACGGCTTGAGCTTGTGTCGCCTGAATGGCGCGATCCTTTGATTGACGTGATCGACACTTTTGAAAATGTGCAAATTGGCCTGAAATCCATTGGCATCGACGACTCTTTTGTCTTGATTGAAGCCGCAAGGCTTGTGCTTGAGCGCCACGACAAGATTGCCGTTGCCAAATGACCTACCAAGACTTCCTAGCCTCCAAATCCACTGCAGCACCTGTTGCCGGCTTTGACCCGCAGCAGTTCACCGCGCCGTTGTTCCCGTTTCAGCGGGACATCGTGACCATGGCTTGCCGTGTCGGCAAGTTCTGCATCTGGGCCGACTGCGGCATGGGCAAAACCGCCATGCAGCTCGAGTGGGCGCATCAGGTGCACCAAGAGACCGGCGGCAACGTGCTGGTGCTGGCGCCGCTTGCCGTGGCGCATCAAACCGTGCGCGAGGGTGCCAAGTTCGGCATCCCATGCGCATTTGCTGCCACGCAAGCCGACGTGCAGCCCGGCATCACGGTGACCAACTACGAGAAGCTGAGCCACTTCAATCCCGGCAGCTTCCAAGGCGTGGTCCTAGATGAATCAAGCATCCTCAAGGCGTACACCGGCAAGATCCGCAACCAGATCATTGAATCGTTCGCGCTGACGCCATACCGACTGGCCTGCTCGGCAACACCAGCACCGAACGACCACATGGAGCTTGGCAACCATGCTGAGTTCATCGGCGTCATGACCCGCACCGAGATGCTGGCCATGTTCTTCGTGCATGACGGCGGCGACACTGCCAAGTGGCGGCTCAAAGGTCACGCGCGGGACAAGTTCTGGGAGTGGGTGTGCAGTTGGGCAGTCACTATCCGCAAGCCATCAGACCTTGGCTATGAGGACGGCAGCTTCGTGCTGCCAGCGCTGCGGATCCAAGACTGCACGGTGGAGACGCCGCGCGAGGCAACAGCAGGTGATGACGGCCAGATGGCGCTGTTTGCCATGGAGGCCCGTACGCTCAACGACCAACGCAAGGTGCGCAAGGCATCGCTCACCCTTCGCGTGGCCGCTGCTGCCAAGCTTGCCAACAGCAACACCGAGCAATGGCTGGTGTGGTGTGATCTCAATGATGAGAGTAAAGCGCTGACTGCTGCGATTGATGGCGCGGTTGATGTGTCAGGATCTGACACCGACGACCACAAGCGGCAGGCTGCTATCGACTTTCAAGATGGCAAGATCCGCGTCCTAGTCAGCAAGCCCAGCATCTTTGGCTTTGGGCTTAATTTCCAGCGGTGCCACAACGTCGCATTCGTCGGCCTGTCACACAGCTATGAGGCGTTCTATCAAGCCATCCGCCGCTGCTGGCGCTTCGGGCAAGAGCAACCGGTTAATGCGCACATCATCTACGACGTGGCAGAAGGCCGCGTGATCGACAACATCCGCCGCAAGGAAGCGGACAGCATCCAGATGGCTCAATCAATGGTTGAAATCATGAAGCAACAAACCATG